AAATTTCTGTCGAGTTCACAAGCAAAAAAGGAGAAATATAAACTATATGAGCGAAGAAACAGAAAAACAGAAATATGCACTTGAGACTTATCAAAATCTCGGACTGAACAGATCGTTACGAAGGCTTGAAAAGCTAACAGGAATAACAAAATCGAGGCTTGGACGTTGGGCGAAAGAGTTGGATTGGGAAACAAAAGTAAAAGAATTTGACTCTAAACAAATAAGTGGATCAGATCAACAAAAGGCTTTAGATGACTTAATGCAAAGGTTTAAGCAACCTGCCGAAAACATTGAAAGACAAGAACATATAATAATAAATAGATTGCTTAACCAATGCGGGATAGTACTTCAGACAGGTTTTACTAAGGATGAAAAAACAAAACAATTAACACCTAACTTTGAAATAAAATCTGTTAAAGACTATGTTGCAATACTTGGCGCAATAAGGGATTTAATAGGAGTTATTCAGAAAGATAGAGGAACTAAAGCAACCGGCGTGAGCAGCAAGAAAGCCACAACTAATATAGAAAATCTACTCGTGATGTTAGGGGATGCAGATGAATCAACCCAACAAAAATTCATTACAGCAAGTTATGGGACTACTCTCGGAGGAAGAGATACAGGAGCTTCAGGATCGTCACAGAAAGCAGATTTTGAGGAAGTATCTGACTCAGACACCACTGAAGACTGATGCTGATGTTCAACTTTTTGTAGCAGCGTTTAACGAGCCTAAAATAGGAACAAAGGTTATTTGTCGTAATCCTGAACATACACCAGTTTTCCGTATATTTTCTAATATAATACTCGAAAAGGTTAGAAATTCAGTGGTTTGGGGCTCGCGATCAGGAAGTAAAACATATTTATACGGAGGTCTTGATACTTGGTATAAATCAGCATCTCGGCCACAATACGAAACAAAAATACTTGGTGGAAGTGAAGGCCAGTCAATTCTTTCTTATGACGCTATTAAGCAATTTCAATATCTATCTGACCCTGATAATGTACTTGTAAAAAGGTTGCTCAGAACAAAGGCAGATTTTTATAATCGCGCTCAAGTATCGATACTTACTGCTTCTTCAAAGTCTGTTCGTGGCCCACATCCTCAATGTTTAAAACTCGATGAGGTAGATGAAATTGATGAGCGTGTTTTTGAAGATGCTCTCTCTCAGCCTATATCAAAGCATGGATACTCTTCTTCGTTGATTATGTTTAGTACTAATCATAACGTTGGAGGCCAGATGGATAGGGCTATTGAGCGTGCGAAAGAAAAAGGATACCCTGTCTATAAGTACTGCTTTGATAAAGAAACGGAAGTATTGACTCGGCGTGGATGGAAGAAATTTAAAGAAGTTTGGCACAATGATTATATCCTTTCCTTAAATCCTTGCACCGAAATACCTGAATGGGTAACTGTCAAAGACAGTATACAATATCATTATAATGGTAATTTGATTCATTTTAAAAATCAATTAACTGATATAATGGTGACTCCCAATCACCGCATGTATGCCAAAAGAGGTCAGAAGGGTTATTGGGAATTGGTTCCTGCTGAAGAACTTATTCAGCATGGAGATTTTTTCTTTTGCAGACATGCAAATTGGAAAGGGGAATATAGAGAATTTATTGATGTGATTGGGCATAAAATACCTATGCCATTCTTTTGTGAATTTATGGGATGGTTTTTAAGTGAGGGTTGCGCTAAAGCCAATAAGTATACCATCTTCATAGGTCAAGACAGATTACTTCATCCACAGAAATATAATGATATTCTCGAATGCGTTAAAAGAATGTGCCAATTTATAGGGCATACTGGTAAGATAGGTCAATATCCAAACGGGGTAGGATTCCAAAATGAGAAATTACACACCTATTTGCATAAATATGGAAAATCTTTAAAAAAATATGTTCCCGATGAAATAAAGAACGCAGACAAAGAATCAATATCTATATTTCTTAATACATATAGAAAGGGAGATGGTGGAATTACCGGACGCGGCCAGATTGTCTATTATACAGCAAGCCATAAAATGCAATCTGATTTAGGAGAATTAATAATAAAAAATGGTAAATTCCCAACATATATTATAAGAGAAGGACATTATAGTAATAATCCTATGTATATGATATTAGAGACTTCCTCTAAAACTACAAGATTCCGCAAAAATACTGGACATGCAAGATATGAATATGTTCCTTATGACGACGATGTTTATTGCGTAAATCTTAGCAGAAATCATATAATGCTTACAAGGCGTAATGGTAAATGCAGTTGGCAAGGCAATTGCGTTTGGGAAACATTGGAATCCTGCCGTGATTATGAATGCTCAACATGTAAACTATCACATATCTGTCCAGGCAAACAGATGAAAGAAGCTGATGGGTATTACAAGATCGAGGACTTTATTGATAAGTTAAATACCCTTAGTTTTTCCGCACTTTCGAGAGATTGGCTATGCATTAAAGTTGGTTTGGGTGATACTGTTTATGAGCATGAATGGGATGAAAAAATACATGTATGTTCTGTTGATCTTCGCATGGATAAACCAGTAACTCTATCTGTTGACTTCGGCGGCATTGATCCTTTTACGTGTGGAGTATGGCAGGAATCCCCCGGAGGAAAAGAATTTGGGCCAAATTCATGGGTACGTGTTACCGAACTTTACATGACTTCTGAACAAGAATCAACAACGAATCAGAATTTTATAGCCAAGGCTAAAGCTGCTCCGTGGGCTAAACTGGTAAAGGAGATTATTCCCGACAACTCACGTCCTGACCTTATTCAGGAATGGCGGGCAGCGTTCCCTAAAGCAAAGTTTACTATAATTGACAAGGGAACTATTGATGAAGGCATAGAGGCTGTTAAAAATGCCTTGAGACCTGTGCTTGGCGCGCCTAAAATTTATGTAAATCGCATATGTTTGCATTTCCGTCGTGAAATACAAATGTATAAAATTAAAAATGGAAAGACTCTCGATAAGGACAACCATACACTGGATGAAACACGTTATTTTGTTCTTGCCAAAATAAGACGTGTTGAGAAGTTTTCTATAGCATCACTCAACAGAAATCTGTACCCAGAATGAGGAGTAACAAAATGAATTTATGGATATTAAAACAAAACTGTTGAGAAGTTTACTATAGAAATAATAAATATCTTGACAAATTCCAAACATAATGTATATTAAGTTCAAGAACTAACATACCGGAGAGCAGACGTGAATTTAAATAAGCCTTTATTTCTGATAAAAAAAGAAAAATTATACGCAGAAAATGAACGCCTGAGATTAAATCAGGAAAAGCTCATTGAAGATTCAACAGCTTCTATTCAAGCTCTCAATACTCGCGTTGAAGAACTTCAGGCAACTGTACAGGCAACTATCGATCCGCTAACCAATACATCATCCACCACTAATGAGCATTATACCGGCAATCCCTATAAAACCTACAGCACCAAGATAAAAGCACTCGTTGAAAAGTACAACGGTGAGAGCGATTGGGGTTGTATGACGGCTCGAAACATTATTGATGTCAGGGCAGCATTCATCATCGGAAATGGCGCAAAAGCTATCAAGCAGGATGGGTATAAGGGCACAGCAGAACGAGAACTCGATTTTATCCGTGAATTTATCAGATTTAATGATCTTGATAAAGAATCCCCGAATGACTGGGCGGTTGGTGCGGAACTCGAAGGCAAAGCACTTATTCGGCTCGTCGTTGATAAAGTAAAAAAGAATATCCGCACGGTCTACGTGCCGTGGTCTAAATATCCTTACACCGTTTCCGCAAACAATCCAGACCTCTATAAATACACCAAAGCATTCTATCAGGGAAATGATACCGTTGACGCCGCTGCCGGTGCGCCTACTTCAGACTTAAACCGTGATGTAGGTTTTAATCTCAATGAGAAGGAATTTGTCTATGTGCGCTTTGGCGGCTCATCCGAAAAGATAAACGAACCCATACCCAAGACAGCTCTCGTCCTCCGACAGGTCGAGGATTTGGATAAGGAATTATGGGATTGGCGCAAAATTAATCATCTATTTGCTGCTCCTACTCCGGTATTTACTACAGAAACAGTAGATGAATGCGAACGAATACAGGAATGGATCGAAAAAACCAATTGGCGTATTGGGAAAGCCATTGTTATGGCTAATGGTGAATTTAACCTCATTTGTTATTCAGGGGAAGGATTTACTACCATTAAAAATGCGTTAGAAGCTGATGTCACGACTATTTCAGGCTCGACTGGTGTACCGGTACATTTCCTCGGACATCCTGAATTACTCAGCAACCGCGCAACAGCGACAAGTCTTTTGGAGCTTACCGAGTTGGCTACAAACCGTGAACGCAGTGTTTGGGAAGGTGGCTATGAAGAGCTTTTTCAGAAAGCTATATTGCTGTACAACGATACCTTCCATGCCGGTCTATCACCTGATGCAGTAACGGCGAAGATACCGTTTATATCATCGGCTAAACTTGAATTTATCTCAAAAGTTTACTTACCGATGTATGAAGCAAATACAATTTCGCTTGAAACTTTCTTGTCGTATCTAACCGATATTGATGTCGATGAGGAAATGAAACGCATAGAAGAAGACAAACAGAAAGTAGACGAAAGAAATGATACAAATAATAGTGGGACGGATGCAGGCACTTTCCCAAGAAGACCTGACAGGAATAGTCAGCAAAGAAGTGCTCGAAGGAATAAAGAAATCCGATCCGAATCCTGATATAAAGGCATTTACAATTGCTCACAATGGGGCAGTTGACATAGTTCTTAATGGAATAAAAACTCCGGTGCAATGGATACGTTCTGCTGTAAGGTGGATTAAGAATGCTCTCATTCCAGATACGCCAATTTTCCAACATCATGGTGCTCCTGGTGACAATTCTCATGATGGAAGAGTATCCATAGGAAAGGTTATAGGAAGTAAGGTAATTGAAGAAGGAACCAAAATAGCTACAATAGCAGCAATGTATATTTATCCACAATTTCGACATTTAAATTTAGATGTCGCCTCAATAGAAGCGGATATTCACTATGCAAGGAACGGCAATATTGTTTATCCTACTTCTGTTGAAAAAGTCACGGGAGTTGCACTGGCCAACTCATCTACAGCAAAGCCAGGTTTCCCCGGAGCCACAATGATCGGCGCAATTCAAGCGTTCGCAAAAGAAAAGGATGATTCAATGCCAACATCAGTGGAAGAGGTAAAGGAACTCGTTATTTCATTAGGAATAACGCCGGAACAAATTTTTTCTAATCAAGAACTTATTGGGTCTAAAGTAATAGTTGATCATGTGCGAAAAGAAAAAAAAGATACTTATGAACATGCCAAACGTATTCAATCCGAAAAGGAAGAGCTTCAGCTACAATTTGATGCTCAGAAATCTGACTATGAAAAAAAGATAGCAGAAGCAACTAAACAAGCGTTGATTGCACGTTCAGGAAATGTTTTTTCTTCTGTGGCACAAGAGAGAAAGTTGGAAGATATTCAAAAGAAATTTATAGAACGCAGACTCCCATCGTTTGCAACTGAAGCTACAGATGATGTAAAAATGAAAGAAGACCTGAATAAATTTATTGATACCCAATTAACAGAGTTTGAGGAAATGCAGGTATTATTGGGCGTAAAAAAGCAGGAAGACATTCATCCTGAAACCAATGAAAATAATAGGCCACAATACATTCCGGCAGATAATCAGGCTCAAAAAGGCAACGAAGAAATGCCGTTCCATGATAAAATGAATCCTGATACCAATCCTCTTATTCCTGGTGGAAAGGCAGATCAAGATTTTAAAGTATAATTTTTGAGAGGAATAAGTTATGGCTTGTATATTACGATCTCCAAATGAGCTGTGTCTGGTATTTGAGTACACCGCAGAATCAGCCCTTACTGCATGGACTCTATACCCTATAAACGATGTTATTGTCATTAATAAGGCCACTGCTGCTATTGATGATACAGCAGTACTTTATTACTTTGTTCCTAAAGTAATAGTTGACTGCATAGAAATAACATCTGGAAACCTTGCGTCTTTTGCCGAAGGTAGCAAAGTATATTACGCAGATAACGCAGTTACAAGTGTAGCAAACGGTGATGTTTGTGGATTTGTAACTGTTCAACCGGCAATCGGTGATACTACTGTCGAAATACATTTTGACGGTACGCTCCGTATAGTAGCCTAACCTCCAAAAGGAGAAATAACATGTCGAAAATAATCTCCGATTGGAGAAAATTCGAGAAGCTCGGCGGTATAAAGAATCAGGCCGGGTTTGTATCACTTATGGGAGCGATGCAGGCATTCTTGATTGAACCAGAGAAGCCAGCATTTAAGGCGGACATAGAGAATGCAATGGCTAATGCACAGGCGTTTGGCACAAGTGCAGATTTCCCAACAAGTGTTATTGATGTAATGCGCAAATACCAACTTACGACCTATTTTGATACAGCGTATGAGCAAATATTTGATATTTTAGATATGCGCAATTCTTATCGTAATGGGTTTGATATTCTTGATATTCAAGATGCGCTAACTTTTGCTATTGTGCCTGAAGGTATGAAAGCAAAAGTGTATGGTATGAGCGGCTCAAAAGTTTCCGTATCCCTTGATGCGTATGGAGGAGGCCTTTCATGGTCTCGTCGCTTGTTCGATGACAGGGAATATTGGACTATTGAGAATAATGCAATAGCTTTCCGTAACAAATGGTATAGCACAAAGGCATCTAATTTCTATGCCCTTATTGAAGCTCTTGGTGCAGCACAGAATATTGCATGGCAAAATCCTGACCCTGCCGGAGTTGCCAATACCAATGAGAATTACACATGTATTAGAGACATTGAGACAATAAACCTTGCTTGCCAGACTATTCTTGTTAATTGTCGCAATAAAGGTTATGGGATTACTCCAAATACTGAATTTAAAATTCTAGCTCCTATTCAGCTGAAAGGAAGATTATCAAGGGCTTTGGGTCTTGTTCAACAGCCTTTTGCAGGTAGTGTCTCGCGTACATATTACAATGTTTCACCTATTTATACACTTAGTCTTGAAGCTACTGATGTTTACTATGTTATTCTGCCTAAACAGAAACTTCTTGGTGCTAATAGGCAGGATTTGACGATATTCTCCAAATTTGACGAACTTTCCTATTCAGAAATTGCGGTTGGGTGGGGTCGTTATGGTGGAGCTATTGGAGATTCTGAGCAGCTTCATAGATGTGCAACTTCATAAAATAACCCAACATTTCACGACAGAAGAGGCAGGTTTGATATTGCCTGCCTCTTTTTAAAAAAAGGTGGAACAGTGAATAAAATAATCAATATCAGAGATGCGATTAGGGGTCGCATTCCTGATCTGGAACCACCTCCAATAAAGACAGAGCCAATAACTACAATTGGTCAAGTAATTAGAGCACAAAAACATCGTACAAATCCTCCCGTTAGAAACAGAAAAATAATTAAATCAAACAATGAACCAAAATATATTCACAGGCATTACCTTAATCATGTGTTAAAAAAAGATATGTGGAAAGGCCATAGATGTTTTATTATAGGCGGCGGCAAGTCTCTTTCTAACTTCGACTGGTCAAACCTTGATGGCGAATTGGTAATTGGAATTAACCGTGCTTACGAAATGGGGGATTGGGCCGTAAATGTAGGAATGGATTCAGACCTAAATGTTCTTTTTGAAAATGGTAGTTATGGAAATATATCAAAGGAGAGATGGAATAGTTTTGCTGGTGCAAGAGCATGGTTTACTGATTCCAATTTAGAGTTTCCACCTGCCGACGAATCACACCGTTATAATAACTACGTTATTGAGCCTGCCGGACGAACTGAATTTCCACTTGATAATCCAGGCAGATTATCTGCCGCGAAAAATAGCGGATACCTTGCGCTAAATCTTGCCTGTGTATTAGGCGCAAACCCCATTTATATGCTTGGCTTTGATATGTATGGCAATGGGTCTGGTATGCAAGCATGGTGGCATAATGGTTATGATGAGAGTCGGATACAAGCTGATAGTGTTTATGATGGTATGATAAAGGACTTTACCGAACTAAAACCACGTCTCGATTCTCTTGGCATAGAAGTAATAAATCTAAATAAGAAGTCACGTCTTACCTGCTTTAAGCGTAAATCATGGTCTGAATCTAAAATAGTTAAGGTAAGAAGACCTACCGTTGTTACTACAATATCTTCAAAAAGTGATGAAAATTATGCGGATGAATTAAAGTTTTCTGCTGCATTATACGGCCTTAAATGTTATATACTTAATGATAGCAAGCCAAATGCTATAAATAGAGTAGCGAGAGAGAATAATAATGATGTTCTCTGGCTGAATCCTAGGTCTAGGTTTACCAAATATCCAAGCGAATTTGATAATTGCCCTGAAGATATTGACATGGATAATCTCACCTATATCAGGAAACTTAATAACAATGCCGATAAAAGTTGATTCGATAGAATTTTTCCCAGTTAGAGTTACAGCTATCACTCCCACAGGCGACAGACCGCTTGCTTTTGCGCTCTGCAAACATTGGATGGAAATGCAGACTGTTAAGCCTGACCAATGGATCGTTGTAGACGATGGGAAAACACCTATGAAGCCTCCTGTTGGCGCAACATATGTAAGACGTACTCCACAGCCTACCGACCCCAAACACACGTTAAACGTCAATCTAAAGACTGTCTTGCCCTATATCAGAGGCGAGAAGATTCTGATTATAGAGGATGATGAATAT